CTTAGGGCCTCCCTCGGTACTGAGCGATCAGTGCCGCAGTTCTTTGAACTGTCTACATTACTCTCTCACCAGCCAAGGCGGGAGAGGGTGTCCATAACACCGAAAGGATTACTCCGATGTTGGAAACATCACGACGTGATAGAATCATATGTCCCTTTTCTTATGGGGGCACTGTGACTACTACCACTATATGGCCTCCTCCAACGCCACCAACGGTGACGGTGACGAGGTCGTTGTTCAATCGTGATGGTCGACAGGTAACCATTTCTACAAATACTCCCTTCCCGTGGTATCATAACCCTAAGGTTATAAATACTGCGTTGGGAAAGATTTATAGGAACGTTGATTTTGGGTCAGATTTCTATACCACCAAAGTTACTTTGGATGGTGGACGAAAAGCTGCATTCCAAAAGCAAGTGTCTGCTAATACAACTCAGGTTTGGAAAGGATTCATGTTACCATGGATCCCACTGAACTCTGAACTTGCACCGCTCGGTCTGATGACTCCAGCTGAAAAGCTGGATCTCATTGCGGCCGGGACGACTGCTATTAGTAGATGTTTACCTACCAACCCTGTATCCGGGCTCGCCAATTTTCTTGGCGAGTTAAAGCGCGATGGTTTCCCAAAGCGCCCTGGGGCTGCAATGCGCTCCGAGTTTGAGCGGGGCAAGACCCTAAAAGGTCTTAGCTCCGAATATCTCAACTGGGAATTCGCAGTGCGTCCCTTCTATTCTGACATGCGGAGTTTTGCAAATGTTGTCAAGCGCCATGATAAGGTGCTAAAGCAATATTTGCGTGACTCCGGTCGCATAGTCAGAAGAAGATACAGTTTTCCAACTGTAGAAACTGTTAGTTCGTCGGTGGTTTCATCGGCGTACTATCCGCAGGGAGGAAATCTCCCTGCAAGTTTCTTCAATTCTGGTGTGCTCCATCTTGAGACGAGAACAATTGTCGATAGATGGTTTTCAGGCGCGTTCTGCTATTATCTTAACTTGGATGATAGCACATTGGGGAGATTAGAGCTTTATGAACAGTATGCTAATAAGCTACTGGGCACGAGGCTTACTCCCGAACTTGTCTGGAATCTTACACCATGGAGCTGGGCCGCCGACTGGGTTTCCAATGCTGGTGACGTTTTTCATAACGTGTCAGCATTCCTAGGAGACGGCCTGGTGATGAAGCATGGTTACATAATGGAACAGAAAACTATTATGAAAACCTATACCCTGGATGGCCACTCTGTGAAGAGTGGCATAACTGGGGATGCTTCTCCTCTCAGCTTAACTATTACGCAACAGCGTAAAGTGAGGCTGAAGGCATCACCTTTCGGTTTTGGCATTACTGATGCGAATTTATCAGCGCGTCAGATTGCCATAATTGCAGCGCTCGGTATCAACCGATCTGCAGGGCTAGCTAAGTAGTTCCTAGACTAGTCCAACAAATACCCTATTCCGGAAAATCCGGAGTAGGTTTAACTGCAAAGGTAATGTTATGGCATTTGCTGATCCTCAGACAATTCTTACTCAGGCGCTTGCGCGCACGGGTTCGGGTGTTGGTACTGGTTCCTTCTCGAAAGATGATGGAACCCGCCAACTTGATATCGCAAACCAATATGGTAGGCGAACCCGACGTGTCATTAAGTTCACCGACACGAAGACAGCTGCTGACCCACTGAATCCAACTACCAACAAGCCATACTCTATGAGTGTGTCCGTGGTGGTTGATATTCCAGTGTTCGGTTACACTGTAGCCGAACAGAAGGTCATTGTAGATGGGCTCGTTGCCTATCTCACAGCCAGCTCTGGAGCTCGAGTCACCCAGCTTTTGGGTGGCGAGAACTAACAGAGATTGTCCTTGGCACATAATTTCTATGTGTCATGTCCCTCCATTAAGGATTAAAACACCTTAAAAATTCAGGTGCTTCCCCGCCTGGATGATAGACGATAGTCTATCAGGGATAGGAGGGGGCGGATATATTCGGCCGCCCCCACCTAGATCAGTAGCAACACTTGCCATGACTAAGCATTTTGCAAGCCTCCTGAAAGGAAGGTAGCAAATGAAAAGGCTAATGTTACTTATGCAGACGGTTCTGCTAGAATGCGGAACCAGATGCGGCATTAGTACCGAGCGTGATTGGAAAACAATCACGCAACGCGTTGAAAATGAAGGGTTAGAGTTTTTGACTATAACCTTGCCCGAATTCTGTTTAGGGCTCGAAAGAGCTTTGGACAGAAGGAGGACAGTCCCTGACGACTGGACCGGTTGGTCCAAGCGTGGGAAGACCCCTAAATTTCTAGGGGAATTCCTGGATTTCATTTTCGACCGTGAAAATGGCCGCTTTATTGAGGACATCCTTACGGATGAAATCGTTCTATTTGGTCAGAATCGTACAGCAATGGACGATTCAGAAGAATTAGCCCGTCTAAGGGATCTCGAAGCGAGATTCCATAGGCAAAGGCTAGACCAAGCGGAAGCAATCGCGTGTATCCGTCAGGTTACACGTGCCTTCAGTAAACTGGAGGTCGAAGCATCTAACGATCGCATCGATCTTGCTTTCAACGATTTCCTCAATTGTGAAAGAGATATGAAGTCCTATCTTGAGACTGGCTGGGAAGGAATTCCTGGCACTGCTCAATACACCCCCAGAAATGTGGGTGAAATGGGACGTCTTCTGTACGGAGAAATCTTCGCGGAGCTCTCGAAAAGAGCTCTTAGAGGGTTATCCGATACCGAAGCACGGACCTGGCTCTACAGCTGATCGGCTTCTTGGAAACAAGAAGTTTGAACAGTTGGAATGGCCAGTCAGATTAGATGAGTGGTTTCCTTTTACGGAATACCTTCTCCCTAATCCGAGGTACGTTAAAGAGTACCGTAACCGTTTCATATTTCTTGAACCTGAACAGGAACGACCCGTTAGGGTTATTTCTGTTCTAAAGACGCACAAATCACCACGATTGATTGCGATGGAGCCCACGTGTATGCAATACACACAGCAGGCTTTGTCAAAATCACTCGTGGAGAAGCTAGAGAGAGATCGACTCCTCTCAAACTTCTTGGGATTTGATGACCAAGTGCCTAATCAGCAGATGGCTCAAAAGGGATCCAGTGATGGATCACTAGCGACACTCGATTTGAGTGAAGCTTCCGACAGAGTTGTGAACCGCTATGTTATGGATATGATGGATTCTGGACGCATCTTTCGAGATGCCACCCAGGCCTGTCGATCCACAAGAGCGGACGTACGAGGAGAAGTTATAACTCTCTCCAAGTTCGCGTCTATGGGTTCAGCAATGACCTTTCCCATTGAGGCAATGTTCTTTCTTTGCCTCATATGCATTGGGATCGAGTCAGAGCTAAATCGGCCACTGACTAAGAAGGACCTAAAGGCCCTAATTGGTCAGGTACGCGTTTACGGGGATGATATTATTGTCCCCGTGAATTATGTGCCGAGCGTGATCCGAACACTTGAAGGTTTTAACCTAAAAGTTAATAAGGACAAGTCTTTCTGGACTGGAAAGTTCAGAGAGTCTTGTGGTAAGGAATACTATGACGGATCAGACGTTTCAATCGTCAAAGTTCGTAAATTTATTCCTTCATCACGCAAAGACACTGAGGAACTCGTGTCAGCTGTCTCCACTCGAAACCAGTTTTACGAAGCTGGTTTCTGGAGAACTGTCAAGCTGCTCGACGAATGGATAGAACGCTTGATACCGTTCCCATATGTCGAGAGTACGAGTCCTTGTTTGGGCAAAGTGAGTTACGTCGTGCCGTATCAAGCCGGCAAGACTCACCGGGACTATCAGTCTCCGCTAGTCTACGGAGCTGTAGTCCATTCCAAAGAGCGTCACGTGAAAACGGACGATATTTGGGCCCTGCTCAAGTGGTTTATCAAAGAGGGAAGTGAACCTTTCTTTAATGAAAACCACCTTGAAGTGTCTGGCCGTCCCATCGAGGCTTACATCAAAATTCGATGGGTGCAGCCGTTCTAAACACTTGAGCGGTTGTAGGGCGTCCTGGATTACTCCAGGGCGTGGCATAGTAATATGCCATGTGGAG